ACCAGAAGTATTATAAACCAATAGATCAGGAGTCCCATGTGCAGCACTATTTTCCACGCGTGTAAATGATAATTCGCAATTATTTTTAATGTTGAACGCTTTAATTTCATGCCAAAATTTAGTCTCTTTTTTAATTGTCATTCAGGCTAAGTCCCGAGTATTCAAGCTAACTAAATTTTCTTAATTACTTCACCCATATTCCATTTAGAAGAATACAAAGTCATAACCAATCTATGGGTTTCACGTACGCCTAACATTTTATTTTCCATCAATTTAATATCTTTGATGTCATAATACTTTCCGTCTGGCAAACACACTTGCACCCTAGCCTCTTGGGCTACTGGTGATTTCATAAATTTATCTAGGGCCTGTCTTAATAACTTTCCTGATACCATGCTTGAATATATAACAAAAATAAATTATATTGCAAGTCTATGGCAGGAGTACCAAAAAGACTTACTGAAAAACAGGTTAAGTTTGCAAATTTAATAGTAACAGAAGAAGGTCGAAAGACTGATTCTGAATGTGCTATTGCTGCAGGTTATGATCCCAATTCAGCTTATGTGTCGGCAAGTAAATTACAAAACCCATCTTTGTACCCATTGGTAACTCAATACATAGGAAGACTCAGAGCAGAGAAGTTAAAAAAATATGACATCACTTATGAAAAGCACCTGGCAGAATTAGGTAAAATTAGAGATGGAGCATACGACAATAAAGCTTGGAGTGCTGCAGGTAATATGGAAGTAGCTAGGGGTAAGGCTGCAGGATTTCAAAATAATACTAATTTACATCTACATAAGAACTTAGATAACGCTGACGAATCAGAGTTAGACAAAGAATTAGAAAAAGCATTGAAGACCTATAAACCTATTATTGACGCTGACGCAGAAGTAATTGAAGAAACTAAAGATTAATGTTTTATCCAGGGTAGTCCTAACATCTTTCTAGAATCATATATATTATTATTAAATTTTCCTTCAGCATCATTGTAGTGTAAAAATACTTGAGCGCATTCTTTCCCTTCAAATGGTTCTCTCCAATGTTCTAAGTTGCATCCAGCGTAAACTAACATGTCACCTGGTTTTAAATTTATTTCAACTCCTTTTTCTTTACTAGGATAATAGTTATATTCCCTATCAAACACTCCTTGTTGAGGATCAGGGTTTATGTAAATGGGCCAAGAGTCTCCTCCTAAATTTAAAGTCGTAGATACCTCACAGCTTTTTCTATCTTTATGCCTATGTAAGATGTCTCCATTTTTATATATTCTGGCAAAAGAATAAGTTGGAATTAATTTTATTTTAGTTTTTTCATTCATTAAATTATTTAATTTCAACAAAAGTGTTTCCATAGCAATGTCAGCGTAGTGGCAATAAGTATTGGGTACCTGGGGATCATCCCAAATTCCAAAACAGGTTTGATGTGGGGCTATGTAGTTTTCTTCATATAAAGTTTTTGCTACATTTCTTTTCATAATAAAATAATCATACAAAAAAGCAGCCATCTCTTTAGATATTGCTTTCCTAACCACTATGTATTTTTTATTTTTAAAATTAATCATAGAGTTAGAGTGCTGTCATCTCTACCAAAAGTTCCACAAGGCATTAGATTAAAAGCCAGTGATATTCTTTCTATGTCAGATCTATTCTCATCAATTTTATGGTAAAGACGTGATGGAAACATTACAATTTTATTGTTAAAAGGTTTATAGATCCATAACTCAGAGTTAAGTACGTTATATTCTTTTATATTGAGCATAAAGTCCCCTGTTCTATAGTCTTCAAACATTAAATCTCCAGAATTTTCATCCGTCTGTAGATAAACTATGCCGCTAAATCTACAATTAGTATGTCTATGGACCTGACTACTACAACCTGGATCAGTGTAAGTAATCCATGAAGTAGTTATTTTAAAATCAGTTGAATATTTAAGCACCTCTTTCGTATATATATTTATATGTTTTGTAATCTCATCCCTTAACTTTTTTAATGGTTTTTTTTCTAACACATGTAAATGTTTGGAAGAGAGTGAAATATTTTTTTGTGGCTTATTTGTTCGAGGGTTTAAATTAAGCGATTTTTTTTGTTTTGAACAAAACTCTAAAAAAGGTTTTAAGTCTATGGCCAACGTTGAGTTATAGACAGGATCTGAAAATAATGCTTCTACAAGGGCTTCAGTTTTCATTATATTAATATCTTTTCTAACTTTCTAATACATCCTGTTGGAAATACATTACGATCTGAAAAAGATTCAAAGTGACTATCATAAGATGCAAATGTTTTAAGATTTTTGCTATCTTTTGAGAATATATACCCGTGAGTTATCATTTCGGCAGGTTTCATTTCTTTAAATTCATTAATATCAGCATGGCCTGCATCACCCAAAATATCTAACCATGTAATTTTATAAAAATAATATCTTTTTTTATTTATAAGAACCGATCTGTATTTGGATTTTTTCTTTATCATATCTCTATATAACACCTATAGGTTTTTTCTCTAGGCACATTTTTTTTCAAAAAACTTTTCTTATGCGCGCGTACGGGTTTGCTAGAAGTGTTGATATAAGCCACTTATTGTAAATTGTAACAGCTGTAACACCATTGTAACAGCGTTTTGTTACAAAAATATCGTCTATAAGTGTTGGTATATGCGAATAATAGCATTTTGAAAGCCATTGTAACCATTGTAACACCGTTTTGGAAATTGAAAAACAAAAAAACTTTTCTGGCAAAAAAAGTCTATAGGAAGAAACTTGCCTTATTGTAAACATAATTGTGATAATTTTGCAACACATTGTGTCTTTTTAGCCACAATCCATGCAATAACCTTTTAAACTAGGGCTTTCATTTTTGTATAAATAGTTATCACATTTCTTTGCTTTACAAATTGTAGTGCCTTTTAAGTCTTTGTTACCAAATATTTCATCAAAATTTTTTCGGTACAACTCATTGGATGGCCTTGATTGACCATCCCATTTTTCTTTTTTCATTAGTGCAGCATCCTCCTGTAGTCGTCTATATTATCTAAATTGGTGGTAGCCAAATATTTAGTCAATGTCTTAAACTCCTCCATAGTCATCTTATCTATCTTCATAGAGGGTATTCTTTTAGCCATTTCTTTTTTAGCCTGCTTCCATTCATACTCAGTAAATGTTTCTAGTATATCATTCATATTTATTCCTTTCATATAATATCCTATAGCATTACATTCCGGCTCTGTCAACTACTTCTTGAAATTCTTTTTTCTGTTTGTAATATTGTGCTACTTTTTTCCACCATTCGTTCGCATAATGTCTGAATTCTTCGCCTTCTACGGGAAACTCTTGAAATAATAAGTCTTTACTACACATTAGAATGATTCCAAACTGGATATTGGTTCCGTATATTTGGTTGTGAGCAATTGCATATCCGGCTAGTTGTAGGTAATAGTCCTCGATCCATTCTTTTCGTTTCGGTTTATTTGTTTGTTTAAAATCTATTATGGCCTCCTTACCCTCGTACATTCCAACCCCATCGGTTGCACCTGCGTACATCTCCGGATAAAATAATACACATTCTGTGGCCCATAACTCCTCGAGTCTACCTTTTAATCCCTGGTCCGCGATTATCTGTGCCATCTTCGTTGCATGTCTTCCTTCAGGCGTTAGATCCACAATAGGTTTATTCAACATATACCCTTCAAGAACCGAGTGCATAAGAGTCCCTCTCGCTGCAGCAGTCTCAGTAATTTTCTTAGCCTCAGCTTCTCCCACTCTATTCCTCCAGGAGTCGAGTGAAGCTTTCTTTTCATCACTTTCGCAGGCTTTTAATATACTTGTTACACTAGGTAATTTTTCTTCCCCAACCAGGTAATGTCTTTTACCGTCAATAATTTTACGAGTCGAAGTCGGGTAGTAAAATCTTTTATTTATCTTGATCATTTATTAATTCCTTTCCAATTCTTTCAAAATTTTTCCAATCATCCGGGTTACTATTATGTTTTCTATCATTACAACCCACACAACAAAAGATTATATTATTGTGTTGATAAGTTAATCTTGGATCAAATCGGTCAATACTAAAGTTATTATAATTTTGTGTTGCACGACTTTTAGGTTGTCCCTTACCTCGGATTCCCATCCTAGTTTCAAATGTAAATGGCTGCTCACAATATCTACAAAGCCTACCATCCGAGTCTGGAAATTTTTCTTTCATATTAATAATATGATTCATATACAATCTCCAAAACTCTTTTTTGTCCATAGACTCATGCGCATGGTGGCCACCATACTTTTTGGCGCTAGGTTTAAACTTTCTTGCAATGCAGGACATTATAAATCCGCGTTCCGTGTTCATGTATGCAAAGTCCATCTTTGCTCTTCTCTTTAATACTTCAGGATCGTTAGGATTTTTGTAAGCCATTAGACCTTTCTAAACATATTTTTGTACCACCCCGTTCTATTAAATAAAAATCATAATGAGTTAACGCTTGGGTAATTTGTTTTATGTCATAAGTATCTACATCGTCAAATACAAATCGAGTTCCTGGGTTAGAACGATTAGCAAAAAATAAAGCTTCATGTAATACTGCAGCAGTAGTGTGAGGACCATCGAAATGTACGAAGTCATAATTATTCATAATTTTTTTCTGACCTTTGTAATAAATAGGCACGCCTTGACCAAAGGCATTAAAGTATTCTATGTCTTCCAATTGATATAAAATAAAATTTTCGTGTTTATTAAAAGCAGTTAAGAAAGTTTGTTTCATAGAACTAGGATACGTTGGAGTCTTAAAAGAACCATCTGAATTGTACAAAATGTTACCTTCAAAGTCTGTCCATCGAGGAACTATGTAACCTGACTTAGTATCTACATGTTCATAAAGCATATCTCCATAAGGATCTATACCTATATGAAAATGATTTTTATTTTTAAGATTCTCCATGATGACGTGAGAACCGTAGCCCTCACGAACACCAATCTCTACTGTTAAATAAAAATCTTTTGGACTTAATTGGTCAGCCCATTTAGCAAGTAAACTATATTCTTTACTGTCTCCTTTAATCATTAGTTTTCCTTTATATATAATTTAGATCGAAGTGATCTTATTTCTTCGATTAGTTTTTGATTGTAGCTATGTAGTTTCTCGTTCCTAAATTCTAAAATTTCTATCTGTTTAGTAAGATCATTAGGGCCCCGGTCATCGACCGGAGTCCCATGTTTTTTTAATAACTCTAACTTCTCTGTTAGTTTATTATATTCCATTATGTCTGCCTCTGACATCATACGCCGAACTTCATCAACTCATTAAATTTTTTGAGTTCATGCTCCGATATATCTTGCAGACCTTTGGTTCGGTTATAAATCTCACGGGCCTTTAATAACTTATCACTATTATCTTTTTCATAAGCTACAGCTTTGTTTCGACTTATAACCTCCAAATGCTCGTCTCTAAGTTCCGTCACGATGCTTGTTTTACCTCGTCACTTAACAGTAAAGGCTTTCGTGTAAAGTCAAAAGCATCATCGGTACTAATCAAAATTTGAATAGTATTTCCCGAGTCTTTTGTCTCTAACATTTCTGCTGCTACTTTAAACTTCATAGCATCCTCAAATGTTTCCGCTTCTTTAATCACCGTCACATAATCATTCGCATGTGAAAAGTGTATTCTTTTTACTACTGTATATTTCATTCTTTCTCCTTAGTTGATAGTTATATCTTCTTCATATTCTCTGTCTTTAGCGAATTGAATTAGATTCATTTTTTTATTTTTATCACTCAAACCACTATTATAAATAGTTTCTATTTGTGTGATGTACTCATTACTACTAGTAGCAGCTAAGAGTTTGCTTGCCTTTGATTTTAACGCAGATTTTAATCGGGCAAAATCATACTTAGGATGTTTTTTCATAATTGAAAAAGCTCTGATAAAAGGTCTTTTCAATTTGTTTCCTGAGTTAAAGATATTGTTTACATATCTCATCTCTTCAGCAAGTTTATCAAAGGCTGCTATATTTCCTGCAGGTATTTTAAAATTACCGTGTTTAAAATTTTCTGCAATATTTTTACCTCCGGTGGCTTTACCCAGCAAAAGATAATGTGTTTCAATTACTGGCATTTGATATTGTGACATTTTAGATCTCAAGATTTTATAATCTTGTTTACCTCTTGTGCAGTGAAAGTTTAAAAAATTGTTCATATTCCAATCTTTTCTTCCTGCATTAAAGATAGCCATATCTAATGGATCTTTAGAATCAATTACAATGTAATAAATTCCTAGGTCCAATTCTTTTCTTGCTTGAAAAGTGTGGTGGCCTTCTCTTATTTCCATGTCTTGATTAACATAGATAGGCAACTCTAGATCTCGTGCAGCAATAGATTTTTTTATACTTGCTACATGACCAGGATCTATTGGTCTGTTACCTCTTGTTTTTTTAAACTTAGAGTAATCTTTTGTAAAAAACTCTCGGTTTACTTTTATGTCTTTACTCATACTTTCTCCTGTATTGGTTGGTTAGTTTTAAAGTTTGCCATTTAATCTTTTGGCTTCTTTGTTTACTAGAATAGTTACCACCTGCGCTCTCGATACTTCGGGATCATCGGGTACTAACACTTTTCTAATTTTGTCAATTTTCGCATACGTCTCTTTTTTTATAGAGATGTTTTTGTATTTGCTAAAATCAGTCATTTGTTATATCCTTTCATTTTTTAATATAAGGATATCCTACAAAATATTCTTCTTTGTGTCAAGGGTAATATAATGACAAAATTCGTATTAATTTTATGGTTGTGTAGTTCTTTATCAGGAAATGAATGTGTAAAAATGCCTACACCTCAGATTGTATTTAATGACATGTATGATTGCACCGTCTATGGTTATTCCCATAGTGAGGAGCTTATAATCTCACTTACAAGAGAGTTTGTAAACGAAAAACAAGTATATACTAAGTTTATGTGTGAAGAACAGGAAACTATTTAACCCTGGCCTTTGTATCTTTTCTGTGATTTTTGGCGCTTTTCTTGTTTATTTTTATTTTTTTTATGTTGACGGGATCCTCTTTTTTTAGGTTTATCTCTTACAACGAAGTCTTTAAATTTTCTAGCCATTACTTATAATTTTCTTTTATCCATTTTTTATCGGTTTCATCTAATCTTAAATATCTTATACTACCATTAATGTGTTGTTTAGTATCGTGACCACAGTTAGTACACCTATAAAAATCAGTTACAATTGCAACTAAAATTGTATCTTCATGACACTCTTCACAAACACCATGAACAGTATCTATTTTATTAAAAACTTTAAATTTATTCGTAGACATAATGTAGATTAAAACTTATTCCATATTTTGGTTTATTGATTAAATTTCTCTTGCAGCCATGGTATAATAAAGAACTAAAAATTGCAAACTTACCTTTTTCTGGTTTAATATTTTGATTTATTTCATCAAATTCTAATACTTGACTATGTTTATTTAGATATATCACACCGGATAAAAATATATTATCCCGAATATGATCATGTCTATAGGTGTAATCTCCAAGAGAATTTTTAAAACCCCAGGCTTCTCTTAATCTATAAGCTTTAGGTTTAATATCTTTATCAACTACATCAAGCAATTGCCAAATTAATTTTTCAAACTCTAAATCTTGATTAAAAAATTGCCAATCAGTCATTTGGCCATTAAGATTTGTTTTGTAAGATAGATTATTTTCTCCGATTATACCTTCTTCAATTTTTTTTATAAAATAATTTGAATCAATTTTATCAAAGGTACCTTCGTAAAAAAAATAAGGTCTTTTAATTTCTTTTTTTATCTTTCTGGTTATAATCACACTAAGTCTTTTGCTTTTCCTATTACTGGTTTATATTTTGTTTTACCTTCTGATTTATATGCGTGCATGTATTGTTCACGTCTTCCTTCAGGTATCCAACTACAATGTATCCACCCCGAGTTGGGTTCGCCGGGAGTGTAGAACTCGAGGATCAATTGATCTGTCTCAAGATTCATTTTAATCCAATCAGCAACTTCAGCATTGTCAACTCCAACACATTCGAAGTCTGCAGCCTCAGCTTTGCAGTGCTGGCTGTTTCGACTCGATCCTATGGCAAGACATAAATCTTCACTACGGAACCCGCTGGTTACTTTTACTCTACCGAAATGGTCCCGCACGGGCTGTAAAATATTTTCACATAACGCTTTTAGTTTTTCTATTTGACCTGAGTTGGGGTTGTTATTAATACCTTTACGTATCGCGGTATCTGATTTAATAAGTTCTTGAAGAGAAAAATTTCGTGATAAATTCATATTTATAAATAGTTAAAATTAATATTATATCTACCCTCTTTGGTAGTAGTATCTGTACTACAATGTTGAATACTAGGATCAAATAATAACATTGTATTTTCTACAGAAGGTATAAAATCTTCTCCAATATAAGTTCCCCCATCACAAGTATTTAAAGAAAAAATAGCTCCTTTATGAGAGAATGTAAAGTCCGTATGATTAGAATGTTTATTCAAAGTATTATTTTTAGGATAATAATTTAATTTAACCCTCATTAAAGCTTTTGGTAATAAGGTGGTTACAATAGGTTTTATTTCATTAAATAAAAAAGAACAACTATAGTCTTCAGTTGTAAAAATTCTATGAGAAAAATAAATACCGTCATCATTATTGTTTATTTTACTTTTGTAAAAAGGAACACTCGGATCAACTAACCGATTTTTTATAGATTTAAATAATCCAGGTGATAAATAATTATTTACAACTTCGTAATTTTTAATCATTATTTTATAATTTTTTTAATAGCCTTAGATCCGTCTATGTTTTCTTCTAACTCTGCATCTACTTTTTCGCATTTGTATCCAATATTAGCGTTTGCTGAACGTTCTGCAACACGTTTTCCTTTTAAACAATCTGACATTGCTGGCTGTATTCTATGTTCTGTAAGTTCTCCTGCTACAAACATACAAAGTGCAACAACACTACTGATGACCGTTTCCATTTGCTCTTACCTTATCTTTTAATTGTTCTACATCAGCCAACGCTTTTTCTAATTGTGCTTTTAAGAATTCTATATTAACCTTGTTCGTCATATTTTGTTCTTGAGTTATCTCTAACTTTTCTGTTGTCTTGTACAAATCTTCTATCAACATGTATTGTTCCTGGTCCGTGGGCAGTTGTTCTGACTTCTTGAGTAAGTCTGCTTGAAACAATTCTCTTGATGTCTCTAGTGATGTTAGCCTGCTAGTCACCTCTGTGTACGCAAACACACCCATGGCTACACCAGCAATGATTGCTAGCATATTTTTCATTGGCATGCTTATCGATGTATTTTCACTTACTTTCATAACGGTGCTACTAAAAATGTTAATACAACAAATCCAATAATGATTCCACCTGTAAAATAATAATTCATATTGGCACACTCCATATTAATTACCTTCACTTAACTGACTACGCATTATTAAAAAAGTTTTAAAATCTTGTTCCATTTCATTGATTTTTTCTTCCAGGGTTTTCATTTTATCATCAGCTACGATCCTATTACCTTTGTCTTTTTCAATCATCAACAATAATTCATTTTGATTAGTATTTAATTGTGCAATATATGTCTTAAAATTAAGTAAATGAGTGTCGTTTATTGTGGTAATTTCTGCTTTATTTTTGTTAATAGTCTCTGTTAGATCTACAATGTATTTAACACCTGTGAATGTTCCAACTAAAACGGACGCAATCACCGGTACCATCACTACATTTTTCTTCAACAGATCTACTACATTCATTAAGCATTTATCTCCAGAATATTAATTTTTTAAACCACGTCTTGACAGCTTCTATCCAATTGTGGTCCAGTGTTACTGTTTCCCAAACACAATCACAAAAAGAACATTGTGCAATTCCTCTGTGTCTGTGTCCACAGTCTGTGCATATGCTGCTCATTATAGCAGCCCTATGATTATTAACACTATGATAAGTGTAAAGATTCCAAAATGCCAATTCAATAATTCTCTTGGATGAAATAGGCTAGGATTCATTATTACATTATATAAAAGACGTAGTTGATCGGTAGTGAAAGACCACACCTTCTTTAACATATTTTTTAACTGATTCATAAGTCCCCCTTAATCGTTAGTTTCGTCTAGATTTTTCAACTTATAGTCATAACTACCTTCTTCGTGTTCGTCGGTAATCCATTTAGCTGAATTTTCTACGGAGTATATTTTACTAGTAACTAGTCTATTGATCAAGTTTTTATTTGGATCCACGCCCATGGAAGCATCAAACATTTTAAGCCTATTATTGGGCTGTATTGCAAAGTTTCCGTCCTCTAATTCAAGAACGTGACCACATTTATGTTGATCTGGTTTCTCTGCATAACCAAAATTTAATTCATTAAAGTCTCCTGCGCACCAATCTATTGTAAATAAATATTTACCCTTACGTTTTACTTTACGTCTTGAGGTATATTGCATAGTAGCACCAGCTAATTCATAAAAAGTTGTAACACTTACATTGTAACTAAAGCTGTCCCACATAACTACTTCATCAAGTGGCAGTTCTTTTACACCAGGTTTGGTACAGAAAGCTGTGATAGGTGCTCTCCACCATAAGCCGCCGTCTTCCATTAAAAAATGAAATAGAGGTACTCTGTTTGGTATAGAACTAAAACCAAATACGCCTACTTCAAAATATTTATCGTGTGAATCTTTCTGATCTCTTAGATAGTTACCCCTGACATAACATTCTATGACAGGTATGTTTGCATTTAGATAAGCCATAATTAACCATTTATTTCTCCCCACGTGTTTGCTAATTCGCAGTCTACTTTGTTAGGGACTTCCAGAGTAACCGCATCTTGCATGATCTCAACAATTTTATCTGCTTGTTTTTGATCTTTTACAGAAATACAAAGTTCATCATGAATTTGTACATGAGCCACTATACCATTTTTGTATAAATCCAACATAGCTTTCTTTGTCATATCAGCCGCACTACCTTGAATTAGTTTGTTTAAAGATTTGTAAGTAAATGCTCTTCTAATCCCTGGTCCATGTTCCTGTAATGCATCTTCATGCGGCAATGCTTTATGCATACCAAATTGATTAGGCTCCCACAAATGAAACCTACACAATCGTCCCAAGAGAGTTCGAATTTGACCACGCTCTTGGGCACGATTGGAAGCACTATTCATTAACTGCTTAACGAAGGGAACTTTAGCGTGGTATTGATCGAACAATTCTGCTGCTTTGTCTTTTGATACACCTAGTTCGGCCTGGAGTTTTGCTTTACCCATACCGTAAAATAATCCAAGGTTAATTACCTTAGCTTGTGATCTTGGAATCTTAGCCATGTCTGCTACGACCTGGTGAAAGTCCGTTGAGGTGTCATTTTCATAATTATCTATAACGTCATTTACAGACGGAAATTTGTGTAAAGCTGCATAATGCACTACCAACCTAGGTTCTTGCTGAGAATAGTCAAAACTACCCCATCTATGGCCCTTCTCGGGTATAAAAATAGACCTAATCATAGGTCCAAGATCCTTATTTCTAGCTGGAAGCTGCTGTAGGTTAGGGTTAGAATAACTAAACCTACCTGTAACAGTTCCACCTTGATCGGATCTAATCTGGTTTATGTCAGCATGGATACGACCTTTATGTTCATGTTTAATTATGGTATCTATAAAAGTAGTATGAGCCTTATTAGTTTCCCTAGCCTTAGCAATCATTCTAACTACAGGATGTTCATGATTAGAAATAAAATTTTTAGTAAAAGAAGGTGCCTGTGATTTTGCAGTTCTTTCATAAGGTAAACCAAGTTTATCAAAAACTTTGGCAACACTTCTTGCAGCCATTAGTTGAACATCTACTCCTGTTTCTTTTTTTATTTGGTGGAGTAATTTTTCTTCTTGTCCTGTTAATTGTTGCTTCAATTTATGAGCTCTTTCAACGTCCACTCTCACCCCAAGAAATCTCATGTCTACCAGACAAGGAAATAGATCTGTCTCGAGTTCAAAAATAGATTCAACATCTTGGTGTAGTAATTCTTTTTTAAATATTTGCCAAAGTTCTAATGTGAGCTCTGCATCTTTTTCTGCGTAAGATCCAACATACATTGCTGGTAGTTGCCACATATCTGCTTTAGGATCTAATCCTCTAGACTTTGCTTCCTCATTTAATGCAGATTCATTTTTACCATGACCTAAATAATCCCAAGACAAACTATTTAAATCAAATCTAAATCTATTTTCATCAATCAACGATGCTGCAATCATGGTGTCTACTATCTGTCCATTTATTTTAAGACCCATAGACCTAATCCAACAGACATCATACATAGCGTTGTGAAATATTTTTATGGCATCAGATTCACAAACATCTTTGAACCACTCTAAGGTTCTTTTACGATCCATGTTTGGCCCTGATCCGTGAGCAATTGGAAAATAAAATTTTCTTCCTGGTACAGCAACAGCAATACCTACTACTTCACCATTACCAATAATAGCACCGCTACCTTTAGATTTTAAATCAGGATCTCTTGTCTCTAAGTCAATTGCAATCTCATCGTATTTTCTTAGATCCGGATATTCTTCTGGTTCATTCCATTCTGTTTGTGCTTCAAATAAAGGTACCTTCATTTTTTTACCTCGTATACATATTTGTCTTCTATTATTTTAGTCATTCTATCTTTGTTACTAAATGCATATAAAGCTGCGTTGTAGTCATGTGGAAATATTTCCCATGCAATATTTTTTTCTAATCCAAGATAAATTTCTAAATTAAATTTATTTTTAGCAAACTTAATTGTTCTACGTACAGTAGATTTTTTTGGCATTATTTTTTCTTTTTCATGTCATTAATTTTTAACATCTCTAGCTGACAATAGTGTACGATCTTTTTAAGATCCTCAATACCGCCTTTTCTCTGATAACGACAAACGTACTTAATAACGTTGCCCTGAAAAAATGATAAATCATTCTTTGAAATAAACTCATAAGGTTGTATTGGAAATTTTGTATAGTGATTTCCACCTACCTGAGTGTACTGTGGAAATGATTCTTTAAATATATCTTCTGCTGTCATAGTGGGTATCCCTTTCGTTCTATTTTTGCTCTCATTAAATATAAATTTCTTTTTGCTCTCGTGCAACCTACATACCATACTCTGTGCTCTTCGTCACGCTTTATTATACTTTTAGTAACCGCTTCTCTTATCTTTTTAGCATTGTCTAACACTAAAATTACATTCTTACATTCCCCTCCCTTTGCAGCGTGAATGGTAGATACTTTAATTCGTGCTTCATCACTTAATCTTTCTTTATTTGACAACATTAATCTTATATAAATTTTTTCATCAGCTGGTGCATTGTCAAAACATTCAAACCATTTTAAATCTTTTTTAAGTTCTCTATTGCCTAAGTATTCTTTTATATCCTCTAATGAGGTATCTGATACCTCTTCACCATTTAACCATTTACTATGATTAATAATTGCCTTGTAAAGTTTAGTGTTATAACTTTTTTGATGTCTGTTCTCATAGTACAAACCTTTTACTTTTAAAAGATCACATATTTCTTTGGCCCGAGATAAAGTTCTAGTTAATATCAACCAATTATCGTGGTGAAGATCTATATTTTCTAAGCTATTGATTTTGCTGCATAATCCTTCTTCATCTCTTGGTAAATAATTTTTAGTTGCTCTAAGTCCTGCGATTCGTGCAGTAATAATTTCAGATACATCTTGCACTGCTTTTGGAATCCTTCGTGATTTTGATAATACTTTTTCTGTAGCAGGTTCTTGAATAAATCGATCTACATCTGCACCAGCCCAGCCATAAATTGCTTGGTCATCATCACCCGCTAAATAAATATTTTTTGATTTAGACTTTAATATGTCATATAGTTTCCATTGTATTGGAGATAGATCCTGAGCTTCATCAATAAACACTACATCAAAGTTTGGAATTTTATCTGGTTGTTGTACAATGTCATGAATCATATCTGTAAAATCTACTAAATTATTTATGTCTGGATGTTTGTAGCGATTGTAATTTGCTTCAATGTGTTTTAACAAATCAGGTTTTACATTTGTTGAATGTTCTCCTGTACAATACTCATCCCATACTAAAATATCTTTTTCTTTTGCTTTTAAAATAATTTGAAAGTATTCATTATCACATGTTAAGTAAGGTGAGGCATCTGCATCTTTTTTAGCATTGACTCTTATACTTAATTCTTTTCCAAGATCATTATAATGGTAGTCTTGCATAACATTTTCTTCTTTAAGTCCTAGACTATGAAAAGCTAAAGAGTGTAATGTTTGAAAGTATCTAAGTTGTTTCTTTTTATACTCAGGATTTTTTTTAAGCATTCTATCTCTTGCTTCGTGCGCAGCTTTACGAGTAAATGCAAAGTAACCTATTTTATTTACAGGAGTACCTACTCTTATGTAGGCCATAGCTCTTCTAATTAATTTTTCTGTCTTCCCTGTACCTGGAGGGCCATATATCTTTGTAACCTTTGTCATTAAAGAATATCTTTTTTACTCTTCATTGGTAAAATTTCTATTTCATTTTCTTCTTTGTCAAAATATTTCATAGAAACTTTTATACATCTTACAGGGTTATTGGATTTTTTTTCTGTTGCTTTTTTAGGATATCGTTTAGGATGTCTAAGTTCAGCATCAAAAAAATCCATTAACATTTGTCCTGTTCTATCTATCTTAGCTTTCCATTCTTTATTTTTTAAAAAATTATAAAACGGATCAAATACAAAATAAGCAAAGCCATCAGTATCAATCAATGTACTACCACTTCTAAATGCAGCATCACTTACTGCTGGAACTCCGTGAATGTAGTCTTCTAAATGTTTATGCAATACTTCTTTTGGTGAGGTACCTGGTGGAGCTTTTTCTGTTTTCATTCCTTGCCATAAAGTATCTAATACCGTTTGCATATCATCACCCTTGATTCGTGGTGGTGGAATAGGTGTATGCGCTCCAATTAAACGTCTTAGTTTTTCTTGGTCCATGATGTAATTAATATCTCTCGCAATTATTTGTTGCGTAGTTTCTCCTTCTACTTTGTCATTGTAATGAACAGTAAATCTAAATTCTGGATCGGGTGAGTAGTCTATTTTAATTAATGCAGATAGTGTTGGAAATTTTTTAACTTTATCAGAGGCTACACCAAACTTTCTTTTAAGACATTCTGATTTAACACACATACTATTGATAGGTTCTTCTGAACAAGTATGTCCTGCAGTATCTTTCTTATAAGCTTTAATTTTTTGTTTTACTTTTTCATCACCCCAAATATTATCGTAAACAATATAATTTCTAGCACCTTCTAAAAGTTTTTCTTCCCAATTGTCAGGGTATTTCTTTTTAGCAAACACCATGTAGTTATAAATAAATCTGTCTCTGTAATCATCTAACTTAGATTTTGATAATCTTTGTAGACATACAGGACCATCTATAAATTCATCTGCACCACCTGTAAGTTCGAGTCTTATTAATTCATCAGCAAACTCTTCTAGATCTTCTTTAGTCTTTGTGTTAGCCTCGACGACTTTTACAAATTGCTCAAAGGTAAACTCTGTACCATCTAAATTTAAACCTACTCTTTCATTACGATTGTAATAAGGTAAATTAATAAAGTTACCATTGATTGGTTTTTGATCAGAGCCTACACCAAGTTGTGTTTGTTTTGGAAATATTTCTGTTGATGCTTTCAAATCAAATGTAAATAATAATTTATCTAAAAAGTTTCTAACAAAACTTGCTTTGACTGGTTCTTTAAAAAATACATAAATATGCAGCCCACCACTTTTAGATTTGACAGGCACTACTGGAATATTTTTTTTATCAATAATTTCTAAATACTTTCTTAAATCAAAATTATCATACTCATCTGAGTCGATATCAATTGCTCCAAACTTTGCGAGTCCTTCATCATTACAAGGTTGAATACCAATAGACTTTTTACCTGTAAGATGATCTAAATAATCCGACTCTAATAATTCTTTTGCTGCCCACCCATATTTTAATTTAAGTTTACCTGTAGCAGGATCTTTGTAAGCAGAGTTTATATCTGCATAACCATAATCTCTTTTAAGTCCTGTAAATATTTCTATAAATTTATTTTCCATCTTTCCTCTTTAGTAGGGGTGACTCTACTCTCGCTTCGCCACCCCTGTTGCAACCATTCCCGGAGGGGAATTTTACATAATGTGAGCCGCTCCATTCGAAGACTTAGCAGCATCTTCCTCACCATGCTTTACTTGAACATCTCCTTTAGAAATGCTTTCAGAAAAACTTTTGGCTTGTTGATACGTGTTAGCGTCTTGGATTGGACCTGTCTTGCTCA